AGAAGCGTAAACAACACGTCTTAATTCAGCAATGCCATCATTATTGTAGTCAACTTTTATGTAACATTCGTAAACTTCTACGACTTCCATAGATTCATCTTGTGAACCCATGCTATTAGGTTGTTCACCACGAGAGTAACGAGCAATTCTGTCTGGACTAAACTCTAAAGTATCGCCAGATTGTAAAGTTTCAACAATATCTTTTTTGAATCCCATTGCAATTAACTCTGAACGAGTCATCATTCTACGGTGAGCTACGAATGGTGAGTCTTGAATAGTTCTAGCACGTTTAGAGATAAGGAATTCTTCTGGTGGTACGTTTTCAACAACGACACGACCATCTTTTTTAGTGCGTTTTACTTTAACATAGTGTTCACGTTTAATGTTTTGGAACACCTGACCTGTCATTGGGTCAGTAATTTCGTCAATTTCTTCTTCTGTTTTTTGCTCAACAACTTCTAAATCTTCGTCTTGCATAAGCATGATGAGTTGATCGTCAGTTAAGTCTTCATAAGACTCTTTAGTAACGTCAATCTTTTCATCCCAATACGCTTTTACAATACCAGTTTTTTGTAATAGTGCGTCTTTAAACCAGTTATGTAGAATTAAGAAGCCATCATTATCACGATAGAATACCCAGTTACAATATTCTGTTGCTTGTTGTGCAAAAGGTTCGTCACCATCGTTTACAGGTTGAAATTCAACTACACCGTCTGTAGATGTAAATACACGAATAAGTTGAGGTAATGCTCCGTCTACAACTTCTGCTACTTCACCAGTAACAATTTGTGATTTACCTTCTACTTCGTTACCATATGGTTCACGAAGATAGTATTCAAGTGCTTCTTGACGTTCTGCAACTGTGTCTGTTTCAACATAGCCAATAGAATCATCAATTTCAGACTCGATAATGCTTTTTAATTTGTTAATATCCATTAAACTATCCATTTAGTGTTTACGTTAATAGGTTTATTCCACTCTTCTGCTGGACTCTCATCCAAGCCTGTTGCTAGGTATCTAAATGCGTCAGCAGCATGTGATGACCAATCGTGTAATGGTCTATCATGGAATACAGCTCTTTTTTCATCATAGTGTCTACGATAGTTACGAAGAGCATCTAAACCTTGTTTTGCTTTTGGGTCAAACCAACATCTAGGAATTATTCTTCTTACTGCTTGTATGCCATCAGCAACATTGAGGCGAGGAGCAGTTACAATATTGAGACCTGCATCTTCTAAAGTTTCCCTACGAGATTTGCCTGTGCCTAATTCTCTTACCTCCACGTCATGTGGAAGTATGTGAGTAAAATGTGCATAGTCGTTATCTCTTAACCATGACACATAATAATCTAATCCTTGACCATGATTTTCCATATAATCAATAAGTCTTATTTCTTTGCCTGTAAGCTGGGCTACCCATATAGCTGTAGAATCAGACATACCCAAGTCCCATGCTGTATAATTACGACACAAGTCATCACGAGGTATTTCTGTCATGTGTGCTTTTTCTTCTATTTCATTTATAAGTTTAGAGTAGTAAGATCCTTCTACAGGAGAGTTAAAATTACACTCAAACTCTTGCATAAACTTATCTTCACCCATTTCAAGGCGAGCTGCTGTTAATTCTTGTTCGTTTAGTAGTTTAGTATCTGAAGATTTAAACTCTAATAGTTTCCATCCTTGTCCTTCAGCGGCTCTATCTCGCAACCCTCTAAAGTGATTGTTGCCTTTGGGCGTACCCATAGCAACGCAGAAACCTAGTCGGTCTGTCAACGCAGGTCGGATAATGTCACTGAAGACAGATGGATTGATATTACCTACTTCGTCTATAACTGCACCATCGAGGTAAATACCACGAAGTGAGTCAGGGTTATCTGCACCATAAAGTGAGATACGTCTACCCATAAAGTCTACACGAAGTTCGGCAATGTTTACTTTAGCACCTAGAGGTCTTGTATAGTTTACAAGATAGTCCCATGCAATACGTTTAGATTGATTATATGTAGGAGCTACATATGCGTATCTAGGTTCTTTTTTTGTACAGGTAAGTGCACTATGTATAAGTTGATTAATAGCAGATACAGTTTTTCCCATACGTCTGTGTGCTACGACTACCACAAACCTATGATCTTTGACTGCATTGTGTATCAGTTTTTGGGGGACTCGTGGTCTATACCCAGTATCTAAAGTTTTTTGCGACTCCATATAGGGTCATCGCCTCCTAGTTGTTAAATTACCACTTTACTTTGTTAGCCCAATATGCGGCACTCATCTTACCTTTTGCTATGTTTTTAGCGTGTCTTGCTTTAAAAGACTTTGCTCTATCTGTATTTGTTTTGTCGCCACTTACACCCTTTTGTCCAAAACGTATAAGCTTTTCTTTGTCGCCAGATTTAGCTAATACAGCGTGTGATTTAGTAGGGTGGCTAGGCGTGGCTTTAGGTTTGTTATAACCAGAAAACGTTTCCTTACCCTTCTTAATCATTTCTTTTTAGCTGTCTTTGCAGACTCTTTAAAAGCTTTAGCTGTAGGTGCACCTTTAGATCCTACCTTACGCATCTTCTCGCCAGAACCTTGAGCAATACGTTTTTTCTTTGCTGCGATGTTGGCATAAAGTCCAGTTTTAGTAGCCACTCTTCATTCCTTTTTTAGCTGGTTTAGCTGCTACTTTTTTACCTGACTTTTTAGCGTATTCTTTAGCTTCTTTCTTACCTTTTTCTGTGTAAGCAAATTTCTTTTTTCCGACCATTGGCATAACTTTCCCTTTATCTAGATAACATTCTAATGAGTGAATTCAAATCCATAGGAGGTTGTCTGACAGACAAACCACCGCCTTGTGGTGCTACGTTAGTCATCGTATTGCCTAGTGGATTTGTTTGTTGGTAGTACGGTACTGTTTGTGGATTAGACATAAAAGCATTTTGTCTAGAAAACTCATCCATTTGTTGTTGCATCATAAGTTGCTTTAATCTTGCAGCTTCAGCTTCTGTAAGGTTGCCCATGCCGCTAGACATTCCTTCCATTCCACCTTCCATAAGTCTTCTAGCTTCATTTTCTGTTAGCTGACCTACTCCAACATTTGATGGTGATGATTGTCTTAATTTCTCTAAATATTCTAGTAAGCCCATAAAAATATCCTATAAAAAATTTGGGTACTGCCGTTTTAAAAAACCTATAAAAACCTTTTCTGTACAAAAAGGGGGTGGGGGTCTAATCTATTCCTGTAACAATCTTAACTTCTACAGGTGTTCCATGTACTTGACAAGTGTATCATGTGATATGCCTAGTACGGATGCAATATCTTCGTGGCGTGTGCCTACTGTAGATAATGTGTAAACTTTAATTCGGGTGTCCGCATTTGGAAGGTGTGGGGGTCTTCCTTTTCCTACCTTGTTTTCTTCTGTCTCTATAGCGTCTATAGGTAGATTGTCTACAGATATTAAGGCTTGCTTATCGTCTACCATAATATTGACAACATTGTCAACAGGGTTATTCAGTTCATTATTCATTTAATGCTTATTCCTTATATATATAACTTACTTATATTCGTTTACAATTTATTTACAATTCTTTACAATCTTTTACAATAATAATACTTGACAAGTTATTTAATGGGGATATGATTACATTGTCAATCTTGACAAATAACTTAAGGAGTCATACAAATGAATCTAAACCCAATCCAAGCCAATCTAAACGAAGTTATCACAGATGGAATGATTATACTATTCAGCTATAAAACACCCGTTGCAGTTAGAATAGGTCATAATGAATACTATAGAACATCTACCAAATGGAGTCAGACTACATCTAGACATATAAATAAATGGCTCGATGGAGTTATTGCTACAGAAAAAGAACAATCTTACTTTGATAGTCTTATCTAGTATATAGATAATATATAGGGAGGTTTTTACAATCTCCCTTTTATAACTACGATTAAATAAGACTTGACAATTAAATAGACTTAATTAAACTATATATACACACTATAAGGAGTTATTACTATGTTATCCAATACAGAACTTAAAGAGATTAAACAACAGATTGACAAAGGCTTGACTTTATGTCTACCTCAATCTATATCTATTAAGCAATACGATAACATTATTAAACAAATTGACAATTACATCAAAAAGGAGAGTTTACAATGATTAATACCAATATCAGATTCAATGGTTTTTATAACTCTATTCATTCAGATAATATTGATCATGCAATAGAATCTTATTATACAGATGACAACGGGCTTTTTGACTATGACTCTATAGCCGATAACATAGACTATAAAACAATCCATAAGGATTATATAGAAGTCTTTACCGATGATTTTAAGTCATGGATTAAAGATAACTATGATCTTGACATAGATTTTAAGGACTTATTACTCAATAGCCCTCAATTTTATAACTATTCAACCGATGTTATTAATTGCAATATATCAGATAAAGACAATTCCCTATTGATGATGACATTTAAACGTGATAAAGACTTTATATCCTATTTGGAAGATAGAACTACTTCTAGAAGTGGTTTTATATCTCATTATACCTTTGGAGAGGCTTTATCAAATAAAGATGACATTCTATCTGATTATATTCTAGAATATCTTGTAAACAAGTTTGAATCTGATAATCTATTTATGTTGGATAACTATGACTTTATATATCAATCTTTACATTAAGGAGATAATGCAATGAATAACTTACTTAAAAACTTTTTAATCTTATTACTAGGCTTTACAAATTTCTATATGTTTTTACTTTTAATCTTATCTTATTAGGAGGCTATAAAATGATTAACGAAAACTTTAGTATTGGTTATAACGAGGGATTAAACGCCCTTGAAAATATATCGCTTGTCAATGAAAACCCCGATCATGAAATTTTAGCGGGTCTTTTATCATCTATTGCGAATTGCATATATTATTATGCACCTAGCGAAAAGGCTGCAAACGAGCTTTTTAAATTCGCTATGGACTATGCAAGGGAAGAAAACGCCAAAATAGGAATGATCTTACCAAAGGAGACATTAAAATGATTTTATCAGTATCAATTAACGCCTATCAATATGAAGACTTAACTTCACATGATGCAAAAAGAAAAGTTATCTATTGGCTTGACAATGACCCACAAGAATACGAAAGGGAAGACGGAACTTTCGGTTATTCTTATTATAGTGATTTAAGCCAAGAAGACGAACATATAATTATTGACCATTGTAATATGAATAATTATAGATTCGATAAGTATGGCAACCCTATACACCAATTAACACTTTAAGGAGAATAACATGCAAGTAGAACTAGACTATATTACAGAGGCTTTACACGCTATCGACCTCAATTTAGAAGACGTCAATAGAGGCATGACACCTAGCGGATACTTAACCATAAATTCTTATTTAGAAGACATGCGTTATAGACTATCCGAAATTACTACTGAAATATCAAATATGGAGATAACATAATGAGATTCGCTAGTAAACGTGATTTTATCAGTATGGCTCAATTGTGGAAATATAAACCACAGGTAGAACTATACAAAATGACATTTAAACAATTAGAAAATGTATGGCTTACTTACAGGGAAACCAAAATGAATAGAACCGAACTCATTCAAAAAATACTCAATGCAAATCTTGACTTATGCCAAAACAATACAGAACTTAACGATTCTATGTTATATGACTTGCTTATGTATGGCTTCAAAGGTTTAGAAAAGATGACCATTGAAGAACTCAATACAGAATTGGAGAACTTATCATGATTAAATATAAAGGAGATATTGCATCAATAGATAATTTAAGCGATGCTCTAGAATTATTTTCTAGGCATGATATTTTGGTAAAAATAACAAATAAAGCTAAAACCAATCCGTATGGAGATGAATTAAAAAAAGCATTTTTTAAGGATAATTTAAAATGAGTGACTTTACTTATTCTTATGAACCTGAAACCAAAAAGTTTGAACTATTTATAAATCATAACCTTATCTACTCATTCGTAGATTGTGAGCCTATGACAGAAAATGAGGCTTATAACATGGCTGAAGACTTATATACAGAATATCATTCACACAAATAGGAGATTAAAATGACACAATATACTTATGCACAGGTATGTTTACATTTAACTGAAATTTTACCTGATAATCCATATTTAGAATCTAAAATGTCTAAAATTGATTATTACCAAATAATTTTCAACATAGCTGATAAAGCTATAAAAAAACTAAAATTTAATGAAGATTCAGAAAACTTATACGAAACCCTTGATGAATGGGTTAGTGTAAACAATATATCTATATAGGAGAGCTAAAATGTCAATAGAATATGGAAATCTATGCCATATATCCGATTATTATAAAGATAGCGATATTAAACACACAGGAACGCACCATAAAGCGTTTTTCTAACAAAGACCTATCTATATGGGTCAATGAGTTAATCAAGTATAATAGAAGCCTTAAAAGCTATCTATTTATGTCTACTAAAAAAGAAGCTACTAATTTTATTAAAAACCAATTAAAAAGGAACTTAAATGGATAGAGATCTAGAGAAGATTCTTGTAGACTTATTATTAGGGTTTGTTTTGCTAGGATTATTGACAATCCTATTTAAAGTAATTGAGTTTACCCTGAAACGATTATTTACGTTTTTTAGGTTTTGACATGCCTGCTTCAGAAAGTGCGATTGCTAACCCTTGTTTTGTATTCTTTACAATATTGCCTGAACTAGATTTTAAACTGCCACGTTTAAATTCACCCATAACTTTAGCTACTTTAGCTAGTTTACCTTTTTTGGTGGTAGGTTTTTTCATATTTTATCCAAAAAAAAAAGCCCTTTATTTATAAGGGCTTAAATGTGCTACGGAGAGTATGGGCGAGACTATCCCAACAGGCGAATTATATCATAGTTAAATACTCGTGTCAAGCGACTATACGCCTAGAAGCCATAGATAGCATGTTATCGAAAGCAAGACCTAATTGATACTCATAGTCATCGTATTTAGATGTCTTTAAGTATCTAGCGTATACCGCATCTTTCTGATGTTTGGGCAAACTGCTTATAATTGCATCAATTGTTCTGACATTGGTTATATCCATCTCTGACACCATGTCTTCAAAAGCATCGCTAGTAGATTCACCACCGCTAATCATACCCAATGACTTGCTTGGATAGCCTAGCTTTGTGCTTGGTGCGTGCATCCATCTAGCCCAATCATCTAAAATCTGTTTAAGCCTATCTATGTGCATTAGCTTCCTCTTCAGTGTGAATATAAATGCCTTTGATCCTGTCGCTAAAGTCTGGCATAGGGTGAAATATGTTTTGTAATAAATTAACTTTAGGTTTAAAGTATCTGTATATTTTCTTTTGTCCCTGTTGTTCACGTTCTGTTGAATTTAACATGCCTAAATTTTTCATGTTTAATACAATGTATTGGATCTTTCTGTGTTCCATACCCATTTCTTCAGATAACTCTGCAATGGTTAAAGATTTATCACCTAACGCATCTAAAATTAAATTACGCATTTTTTCTATATGAACTAAACGACCTTTAACATTATATTCTCTAACTTTAGCTTCCATACTTTTCCTTATGATACATCCATTACTTTACATTCCCACTTCCTGCCAGTCTTGACCCACCCATGAATATGTATTTTCATACCACTCTTACGAACCGTTCCCACATACTCACTATCCGCAATCTTATGAGCCCTTGCTGACATGTTGCTAGCAGAGGTAGTTTGAACTGCAAGTATCTCACCATCTTTAATAGCAAGCAAATCTATAAAGCCAAACATGTCCTGTCTTATTTTTGCAAAAGCGTTCCATCGTTCTGTAATAGCTACAAGGTATCCATCTGCTCTTAACTTCTTAAGGCTTAACTGCGTTGGGCTTGTCGCCATCTATTTCATTCCCCCATACATCCCAACCTTCAGACTTTTGTCTAGCAAATAATTCTATTCTAGGCAAATCACCACTATGTGCAACAATAATATCTTTAAATATTTTTGGCTTTTCACTATGTTTTCTTGAGTTTATTTCATATACAGCTTGCCCTTCATCTACAACATTTATAATTGATTTGTTAATTCTAGGCAACTTACCTTTCGTTGCAAACAAAATATGTTCAGTTGCCCCTCTAAAATAATAACCTAATCCCATTTCTTTATTAAGATTGCTATATAACTTTACCCAAGTAATAGTTTGTTTGTAATTAAAGCCCCAAGCATCACATAAATCATGTGCTTCTCTAACGAATGAATTTGTATACCACATATATAAATGACAATTATTATCTGCAATATTTTGTATAGGCAATTTTTTAATATCATTTATATTCATTGTATCGTAATGATGATGAACAGCACCATTACCCCAATTTTCTTTATAAGACCATGGTGGGTCTGCATAAATAATATTATATTTTTTATTTGGAAATGGTATGTAATTACTTGATTCCATCAAATTGACTTTCGTTAGGTTTAGATATGCCATCTATAAAACGTTTTTCTACTTCACCTGTAGACTTGTTTAATTCGTATTCGTAATTTTTTTTAAATATTTTATTCCAGTTGTCTTCTGCTTCTTGTTCAGAAATTAACAATGGTCTTCTTCCAGAACCTTTACCCAATTTTAATTACCCCTCTATCAAATAACCAACCCACAGTTTTACGATGAGCTTGTTCCCATGCTTCTATTCTTTCTGCTCTGTCTAACTCTTTGTTGTTGTCTATCATATCATGACATTGATAACAAAGACTAGCGATTCTATAATCATGAGCCTTGATGCCTGTGCCTTTACCATCACGCTGTTGATTAGAATGACCTGCACAAACTGTTCCGTCTTGTCTGCCACACATAGCACATGGAAACTCACGAACCGCTTCTAGCAATTTCTTGCTACGATAATTCATAAAAATACCTAATTAGTTTAGCAACGCCACCAACAAACCATACAATGCAAAATATAACTATGCCATCAATAATTGGTTGCCTCATAACTCCCAACTCCAACCAAGAGTAGAAGCCCAACGTTCACAGTTTTCTTGATACTCTGTCATTTCTTTTGTAGTGAGTTTTGTTGTTGACTTAACCAACTCCACAGGATTGCCAGCTATCTCTGTTTGGTAGCGAAGAAACTTATAGCCTAACAACTCATGAACTGTGCTAGGATCTTCACCAATGTAATTAGCAATTGACCCATATAGCGACCACAGCCTTTCATTCTGTTCAAGTGACCTTACAACTTTTTCTTCACTAATATTCACACGCCACCTTTTAGTTAAATCAAGAGCTTTGATTTTTGTTATCAAGTTTTCGTAATTGTACTTCGTCAAAACGAACCGAATCATATTTGTCATCCCATCCTTTAGATTTAAAAGTTACACCTTCTTTAGATGTTGCTTTGTATGTAGCATCTTCACCATACAACTTTTGAACATATTTTATAAACTCATTTATGGTCATGGTCTTTCCTTGTAACTTAAACCTTTTTTATCAAACCAAAAATTCCACTTACCTTCAACAGGATAATTACGTTGCTTTTGTAAATATACTACGCAATCTGGAATACCTTTTAAATCTTCTGCTGTCTTGTCACCTGTTTCAATATCATACTCTTTCTTCTTATTGCGGAACACACAAATTATGTTATCACATAAATTGCGAATATGCGAGCTGCCTAAAATATGAGTAGCATCTGGAACTACGTTTTCATCCGCCATCTTTCTAGTATGTGCCACCAAGAATACATGTATGTTTAAATCACGACACGTTGTAGCAAGTCTGTCTATAAAAAGCTTTTGTCTTTCATAATTGTCTTCAGAAATATCTGACATCTTCATAAGAGAATCAATCACAAATACTTCTACACCTAGGACATGCTTACCCCAATACAATGTAGCAATCATATCTTCTGATGTGGTAGAGCCTGTTTGGTCATAAAGATATAACTTTTCTTTAGCTCGATCACAAAACTTTATTATAAACTCATCTGTAGGTTCTGATGATTTTAATGTTTGCTGAACCATACGAGCAAGAGTTAATACAGGTCTCATCTCTAAAGAAGCAATTAAGCATTTAGTATCTTGTTTCATTAAAGATAAAATAATTTGAGACAACCACATACTCTTACCATGCCCTGACACTCCTGTCAAAACAGTTAGTTCAGCAGGTCTTATTTTAAAGTCATCTTCCGTTTTAACAAAGCCCAACGATTTGCCAGAGTGTATTTCAGAATTAAAATATCGAACCACCGAGTCAGTAAAAACATCCGTACTCTTAACAAGAAATTCTGCATTTGCATGTTCACCTTTATAATATTCATTTATAATTTCCTTATTGACTGTTAATTTTTCTAATGCGTCACCTATATTCATTTAGCACCATCCCACGGATTCCTAACTTTTTGCAATTCATCTTCCCATCTTTCTTGATTAATGTATGTTAGTGGTGAAGGGTTAAATCCTTCTTTCCATGATTTAGTTTTACTCATCTCTTTAACATGGGTAATGATCTTATCTGCAATTTTATCTAAACCGTTTCTCTTCCATTTTGTTTCACATGGCTTACGACCTACTTTTCTATTACTTGGATACTCTTTCCAAAAATCATTAAATCTACTGACATGTATATCTGTCTCTCTCTCTGTCTCTGTCTCTGTAACCCCACTTTGCTTGCACGATGCTAGCATGATGCTATCATTATCAATAAGCCATTGATTTAATACAGATAAATGTTTATTCAATTCATCTTCTGACATTTGCAAGCGAAATGCTAGCGTTCTGCTATCTGGTAAATTTCCATCAACATCTTCTGATGCAATCAACCAAACATTTATTAAAACCCAAGTACTTTTACTATCTTTTAATGCAAACCAATCTGGATTCTTTAATAGATCGTTATGCACTTTAATCCAAGGTGGACACCTATTGTTATAATGCTGAAATTTTTTCCAGTTTCTAGGCATCATACTATTCTCCTTGAGGAATAGTTTCAGATTGTCTACGCTTAACTAAAATCTCTTCAATTTGTTCTACACGCTTCTTTGGAATATCTTTTGCTGGGTCTTTAGCCCAATATTGAATAGCTTGAATAGATATATCTAAAGCATATGCCATCTTACGTCTTGAGTTGTTAAAGTGTGCTACAGCCTCTGTAAAGTTCATTTAAATCTCCTTATTGAAATGAATGGCGACTATAACACTCAATTAAAATCTTGTCAACAACTATAAAAGTCGGATAAATACCCCCCCCATTAAAATATTTGTTGACAATTTATTGAAGTAAGCGTATAGTGTGTTTTCAAGTTTAGGAGTAGACATGAATTTAGATAGACTTATGAGAATTATCACTAATGACAGGTTGCAAAAAAAGTTTACACAAAAGTTCTATTTTGTGGTAAAGTGGTTTTTAGTAATATTTTGGGGATATTTTTTATGGCACATTCTTTAAAACATATATCAGTTATTCTTGCTGATCTTGTAAAAGAACTTAAAGAAGATAACGACAAATGGGAGAAAGCAAATGAGTCAACAACAACATTACGATCAAGTAATGATGGAAAAACATCAAGTATTTTGAGTTAGGTGATTTCTTACCTACTATTCAAGAGATTTGTAATGAGGTGGGCATCTGTGGCACAGTAACATTTTATACAGACATAGCAATTCTTACTATTACAGACATGGATGATGCTACACAATTTATTGAGTTTAAATGTCCTATGTCAAGTGCAGCTTTAAAAGGTTGCCATGACGTTCAAAATCTAGGTGCAGTTCAAACTTATTTGCGTAGATATTTATGGACTAATGCTTTTGAAATTGTAGAGCATGATGCTATTGACGCTAGTGCAGGTGCTGTTATTAAGATGAAAGATACTAAAGCAGAGGACTTTATCTAATGGAACAACGGTCAGAAGAGTGGTTTCAAGCGAGGCTAGGCTTGGTTACAGCTAGTCGTGTGGCTGATGTATTAGCAAAGATTAAAAGCGGTGAATCTGCATCTAGACGTAACTATAAGATTCAGCTAGTAAGCGAAAGGCTTACAGGTGAAAGGCAAGAAACATATATTAATCAAGCAATGCAAGACGGTATAGATAGAGAACAATTTGCTAGAGATAGATATGTGCAACAATTCGGGGAAGTGGAAGAAGTGGGATTTGTTAAGCATCCCACTTTGGAAGCTGGTGCTAGTCCAGATGGTATGGTAGGTGATGATGGTATTCTTGAGATTAAATGTCCTATGGGGAGTACCCATACAGAAACATTGATGACACAAGATATTCCAAGTAAGTACGTTCCTCAAGTCCAGTTTCAACTTTTGGTTACAGGTCGTAAGTGGTGCGATTTTGTAAGCTATAAC